TGCTACATTAGGAGCATTAAAATCTGTATTCCAAAGAGGATTGGGAGCATATAATACTTCTCATTCACCAAAGGTTCAATCATCAGAACAATGGGCTTATGCTCGTGTTAATGCATTTTTATACCTACTTAAAAATGGTAGACCAGAGAATCCTAAATATGATACTGATTTTGACTTACTACCAAAAGACCATCCAAAGGCACAAAAGATGTCTGAAGAGGTTGTAGATGAAGAATTTATTGATTCAATCACTGACTATCCTGAAGGAGTTAAAAATGAAGCAAAGAGAGCCGTAGATTGGGCTGAAAAAAATGGATGGGGTTCATGTGGAACTGCTGTTGGTAAAACAAGAGCATCACAACTTGCAAAGGGTGAACCTATTTCAGTTGATACATTAAAAAGAATGTATTCCTACCTATCAAGACATAAGGCTGACTTACAATCATCTAAAAGTTTCGAGGACGGTTGTGGCTCCCTGATGTATAGCTCATGGGGTGGTGAAGCAGGATTGACATACGCCGAAAGAAAACTAAAACAATTAGAGAACATGAAAATGGTATTCTCTGTTGTTGATGAAGAGAAGAAAATTATTGTTGGAGCAGCAATGGTGCCAAACAAGATGATTCATAGATACGATGACTTGGGGAATTTATACTATGTATTTTTCTCAAAGGAATCTATCAAGAAAATGGCTGACAAATTCTTAAAAGAAAAAAGAACTGATGAGACCAACATAGAACACAATGGTTTGAAGTTAGGTTCTAATAAAGTTTATATAACAGAATCGTGGGTTTCAGAAGACCCTATTTACGATAAATCAAATAAGTACGGATTTGAATTACCTGCAGGAACATGGTTTGTTTCTATGAAGGTTAATGACGATAAAGTATGGAAAATGATTAAAGATAAATCTCTGACAGGATATTCCGTTGAAGGATTATTCGCGGAGAAATCAGTTTTCTCAAAAGAAGACAAACAAATAAACCAAATAACAAAATTACTTAAATCAATTAAAGATTATGACAAGTAAAGAAGCAATCAAAAAGATAATGACTATTCTTAATTTCAACGAACACAAATTTTTTGAAGCAAAAACTGAACAAGGAGTTGCAATGAAAATGGAAGATGAGTTGGAAGTAGGTAAAGTTCTTTATGTTGTAACTGACGAAGGAATGATTCCAGCACCAGCGGGAAAACATACTATGGAGGACGGAATGGAAATTGAAGTCGATGAGATGGGTTCTGTTTCTAAAATCAAAATGGGCGACCAATCTTACGCAGAAACGGAAGACGCCAAAATTGAAGAAAAGAAAAAGAAAGAAGACATCAAAGACGAATCAATGGCTGAATCCAAAGAAATGGAAATCGAAATGGAAGATGGGGACATAAAACTTAAAGACGGAGGAGTATTGAGAATGGGTTCGGACTCAATGGAATCAGGTGTTAAAGTTAAGAAAGTCGGTTATGATGGAACTTTATCTGCAATCGCAGATGGTTCTTATGAAACTGCAAACGGTAAAGTAATAAGTATCGTTGGTGGTCAAATTCAAGGAATGCAATCAAAGAAGGCTGAAGAGGCTAGAGGTGGTATGTTCGTTGAAGCAAAAACTGCTGAAGGTGCAATCGTTGACTCTCCAACTTATGATGTTGGTGAATCAATAGACATTGTAAAAGATGGTGAGAAATCACCAGCACCAGATGGAGAACATCAAGTGATGTTAAAAGATTCTGAAGGCAAAGAAGTGAAAATCAGAGTTATGGTTAAAGACGGTAAGATTGTAGAAAGAGAAAATGTTGAAGAAAAAGCAGAAGAATTTGCTGCTCTTGCTGAAGCATTCGCAACTACAATTAAGCGTTTGGAAACTAAACTTGATGACATGGCAAGAAAGAATGAAGTTCTTGAAGCTAAATTCAAGAAGTTCTCGAATGAACCAGCAGGTTCAAGAGTTACAAAAAACTCAACAATAAACCAAGAATCTTTCTCTCTAACCAATTCAACAAAGTTGGAAGGTATGAGAAGATTAAGAGAGAAACTTTCTCAATAATAAAAAACAAAAATTAAAACTAATAAGATGAAAAAAAATCTTTCAAAATTGAATTTTAGTTATGATTTAGGTGGTCTATCAGCATATGTTGACCAATTAAATTCTGACATCATTTCAGAAGCAGTTTTGACTCCTGTTACAATGGAATATGTAAATGTAATCCCTGGTATTAAAGGTACTCAAAATGTAAACTTACTTTCTGAAACTCTATCTGTACAAACAGGTACAACTTGCGGATGGAACAATGCAGGTGATGTAACTTTCACAGTTGCTCCAGTTACTGTTCAGTCATTAAAAGTGAACCAATCATTGTGTTTACAAGAATTGAACACGCTGTATTTAGGACAATTCTTAAATGCGGGGTCATATAACGAAAATGCACCATTTGAACAGGCTATTATCGACCTACAAACGAAGCAAATCAAAAGATACAATGAGAATTTAGTATGGGGTGCTACAAGTGGTACAAATACTTTCTCTGGTTTCAAAGAAATCTTTGGTTCAGCATCTTTCACTGCTGATGGTGGTGTTAAATTAACAGGTCAAACTGCTTTATGTTCTGTAACAGGTTCTAACGCAACTGAAAAAGCAAACAATGTTCTTGCTCAAATTGACAACTTAATCACATCAATGTCTGCTGATGTTTATGACAGAGATGATATTATCATCTTCATGTCTCAAACACAATTCAAGTGTTACTTAACTGCGGTTAGAAATGTAAACAACTTCTACATCGACAGTTCTGAAAATAAATTAGGTTCAGTTTATTCTGTATTCCACCCACAAACTAACTACAAAGTTGTAGGTGTACCAGGATTAAATGGTTCTAACTTAATCGTATTAGGCGCACAACAATACTTCTTAGTAGGTGTTGACCTTGCTTCAGATGAAGATTCATTCAGAGCATGGTGGTCTCAAGACTTAACAATCAGCAAACTAACAACTGAAGGTCTTGTAAAATCGGAAGAATTGCTGGAAACTCTTTAACAAGACAATCAGCAGCCGAGCCTGATGGGGACATCAGGAAGGTTCAACGACTAACGGTATACAGGTAGAACACCAATGAAACCGACACGAGCATCCGACACCGATAAAAAGGTGATGATATAGTCTGAACACCACATATAAGTTAAAAATGAAAGTGGTGAAATTGAGGATAAAGAACCTCAGTAGATAAAAACAAATCCTGTTCAGGAAGTTAGAATTATGGCAGCATGGAAGCTGGGAACCGCTATAGCATTTCCACAGTTCTTTGTAACTAACGGTTTATCTTAAACCAAAAATATTGGTCGGAGGGGATTAGTCCCCTCCTTCTAAAACAAATAAACGAAACTAATAAATTTATATAACATGGCTTGTAATTTAAGTGCAGGAATTCAATTAGGATGTAGAGATAATACAGGGGGTCTGAAGACCTTGTGGATTACTGACTACACTAATGTGACTTCTATCACATCTTCAACAGGAGATACTATCACAGCAATATCAGGAAGTGGAACATTTTATGAATTCCAATTGATTAGAACTTCATCACAATTGACAGAGACAGTAAATGCCTCTTTAGAAAATGGTACAGTTTTTTATCAAGGTGAGGTCGTAACTTATTTCAACAAACTTTCTCAAGACAAAAGAAATATCTTGAAGACACTTGCACAATCTCCGCAATTGGCAATCGTGGCTGAAGATAATAATGGTCAATACTTCTATTTAGGTCAAACATACGGATGCTTCATCAGTGCTGGTACTTCAGTTACAGGTAAGGCATTAGGAGACCAAAATGGTTATAACATGACTTTCCAATATCTTGAACCAAATCCAATGAACCAATTATCTGGTACATTGAGTTCAATCACAACAGGTATTACTGTTCAAGGATAATAAAACTAATTAACATGGGGGGTGAATAGCCCCCTGTGTTATATTTATATTTGTATGCTGATAATAAAAACCGCACAGAGAAATTCATTAGTTGTAACTGTTTCACAGAACTCAACCATACCAAACCCAGAGTGGTTATTCTCTTTCACTCACATATTTTCAAAACAACAAGTTAGATTTATTCCAACAGATATTTCTATTTCAAGAAGTAGATATGACGAGTTTGAATTTATTGAAGGACAAGGTACAGGTGAGATTGCGTTTCCTTTTGAAGGTCAGTACAATTATGC